CGCTTTAATTCCTATATCCCAAAAACCACCCAGCGTGGCCGTAACTGGTTTCGGTTCGCCCCGATTAGAAACGATCACCCCAGACGACGCCGAAACGCGCGCCGATGAAATTGCTGGGTTCGCCCAGGACGTACTAGGTATCGAGTTACTACCGTGGCAGTATCGAGTAGCGGCAGGCTTTACGGCTATGGATCATGCCGGCGATTACTTGCGTCGTATTGGCTACTGTTCGGTGGCTAGACAGAACGGCAAGTCTCAATTAATGGCGGCGTGTCTAGGGCATTTCCTAACTGTTGAGGCCCCACGTAGGGGAACGCCCCAGGTAGTTATTTCGGTAGCGCATAAGTTAGACCTCGCGGTTTCTATGTTTAAGTATTTGGCGCCGTTACTAGAAGTTCGCTACGGGGCTAAGGTTTCGTGGTCCTATGGGCGTAACGAATTAGAGATATCGGTACCGAACCCAGAGACTGGGCAAATGACAGGACCCCATAGGTGGCTAGTTCGCGCGGCGACACCCCAGGCGGGACACGGTTACAGCGCCGATCTAATTTTACTTGACGAAATCTGGAGCATTTCGGAAGCCGCTATCGATGAGGGATTACTTCCCACTCAACGCGCCCGCAAGAATCCGCTATGTCTCATGTTCTCTACCGCCGGTACTGAAGCGTCTACGGCAATGATTCGCTGGAGATCACAAGGCTTACGCCAAATAGACGCCGGCGATATTGGCCCTATGTATTTCGCGGAATGGTCCCCGCCTAGTTCCGTGGACCCTATGACGGTTGAGGCCTGGCAATATGGAAACCCCAGTATGGGTTATTTCTTGCCCGTGTCCGTTTTAGAGGCTGAGGCTAAAGCACCTAACCGCCAGGCGTTTTTACGATCTAGCGTCAACCTCTTTACGTCAACCGCTAACGGGTGGCTAGAACCTGGCATATTCGCCGGCTGTCATACTTACGATGATCTTCCGCTAGGGGGCGTTTTAAGTGTTGACAGTTCTACAGATTCGGCGCATTACGTGGGGGTTCGTGCCGTACAAATGGGGGACAAGGTAGGCGTAACTGTTGAGTTTCAGGTAGACAATTTGGCGGCGTGTTGGGGACATATCGAGAAATTATTAACCGAACAAAAAACGCTATTTCTGTCTATTCCCCCGTCGTTAGAAATGTCCTGCCCGCCAAAATGGGAACGCCGCCGAAATATCGTTGGGTTTCGAGAGTTAGGCAAATGGACCCAATACGTTCGTTCGCTGATTACTGAGGGCCGCCTAGTTCATACTGGCGAGGTAACACTTACCGAACACGTAGAGCGTGGCGTAATGGTAAAAGTCAACGGTTCCGTTACCTTGTCTAGCGCCCGTTCCCCTGGGCCTATCGAGTTAGCGCGCTGTATGGTATTTGCCGCCGCCCAGGCGTCCCGTTCAGTTAGCAATAGGAAACCCGCGCTAGTTGTGATCTAGGACTAGCATAATGTCGCGCTAGCGGTGGGCAGTTCGTCGGGGACAGGTCCGCCGCTAGCGTTCCCCCATTACGGCGTAGTTCTGCCCTACACTTTCGCCATGGCTCTATTTTCGCGTAATAAAACTGCCGCTATGGCTGTATCGAGTGAACCGGCAGTAAAGGCCGCCGTCGGTTACAACGCGGGGGCTAGCCAGATCGGCAATTTCTACGCGTACCTAGACGGCGACGCGCGCGCCCGCGCTATGTCTGTACCGACAATCTCCCGCGCCCGTGATCTCATCGCGTCTATGTTTGCTTGTCTGCCCGTTCAGTTTTACCGTGAACAATGGAACGGTGAAGAAATGGAACCGTACGAAATTGCCCCCCGATCATGGGGCCGCCGTATGGACCCAACCGTTACCAATAACTTCCTCATGAGTTGGACTTTTGACGACTTATTTTTCTACGGAAGAGCCTTTTGGCACGTACAAACTAGAACTACTGACGGTTTCCCCGCGTCCTTTACACGTTTGCCCGCCGCCATGGTTACAACAATGGACCAGGCAGGTCCCGTGTGGTTCGGTCCGTCTAACCAAATCATGTTTTCAGGCTTGCCCGTGGATTCTCGCGACGTCATCCAATTTCTAAGCCCCATTCAAGGGCTGGTTTATATGTCCCAACGCGCAATTAATACCGCGCTTAACCTAGAAGCCTCAGTAGACCGTAATAGTCGTTCGGCAATACCGGCGGGCGTATTGCGCCAGGTTGGAGGCGAACCGTTAAGCCCTGCCGAACTAGGCGAAATGGCCCACGCATTTAACGAGGCCCGCATGACTAACCAGACGGCGGCGCTAAACGAATTCCTAACGTATGAAGCCACCACGGCGACACCCGACAAAATGCTTTTAGTAGATTCGCGCCAGTTTCAGGCACTAGAACTTTCACGAACGGCCAATATCCCGCCATATTTAGCCGGTATTGCTGTAGGCGGCTACCAATACCAGAACGCCGAACAGGCAAAACAGGACCTCTACCTATTCGCCGCTAAGAATTTTATTCAATGTTGGAATGAAACAATGAGTAGCGACAACGTATTACCGCGCGGAACCTATGTACGGCTAGACGTCGATAGTTACCTGTCCGAACTTAAAGTAGGGGAGGCCACTATGGAAATTCGCGACGATATCGAGACACCCGCGCCACGATCCCCACAAGCCGAACCAATGACCGAAACCGATAACGAAATGGAAACCGACTAATGGAACTATTACGATTCAACCCCAGCCCCGTAAGCGTTGACGCCGCCGCGCCAGACGGCACCCCACGCCGTACGATCATGGGTCTCGCCGTGGAATACGGCGTAGAGGCTACGACCATGGACGGAACCCGCGTACGGTTCGCCCCTGGATCACTCCCAACTGACGGACGCGCTCCGAAATTACTCCAATACCACGACACCGCCCGCCCTATTGGCCTCGTATTTGAACGCGTCGAAGTGTTGACCGGCAACGTCCCAGGTATGTATTTCGCCGCGCGTATTAGTGACGTACCAGAGGGCAACGCCGCTTTAACCCTCGCCATGGACGGCGTACTAGACGGCGTAAGCGTCGGCGTAGTACCTACGGAATACTCATACGACGAGAACGGCGTAATGGTAATCACGGCAAGTAAGTGGGACGAACTCTCAATGGTCCCAATGCCGGCGTTTGAATCTTCACGTATCCACCAAATTTCCGCCCAGGCGGGTAATAATGATGAAGAGACGGAACCCGACGCCGTGGACCCTGAAGAAAACGATTTAGAGGAGAACCCAGAAATGGCCCAGAACGTCGAAACCCCAGAGGCTATTGAGGCTTCTACCCCTGTTACCCCATTGTGGGCCGCCGCTCGTGGCCATGCCCCTAAGTTGCCAACCCCCGCCGAATACATGGTGGCGTTTGCGGCAGGTTCTACAGCATTTGCAGAAATGAACGCGCGCATTTCCGCCGCCGCTCCAAATATCACAACGGCTGACACGCCTGGCATCCTTCCAGAGATCATCACCGGCGGAGTTTTTGATTCGCTTAATCCAGTCAGACCGTTTGTTAGCGCCATCGGATCTAAGGCGATGCCATCGGCAGGCGCTACATTCCGCCGCCCTGTGCTTACTGTGCGCCCAGTAGTTACACAACAGCCAACGGGCCAGTTAAATACGCTTGATCCGTCAACCGTAACCGTGGCAAACAATGACGTAAGCAAACTGTCATTCGGAACATACGTAACCGTGTCGGAACAAGACCTCGACTGGTCCGATCCCGCATCAGTAAATATCATCCTTGAACAGTTGGCAATCGCCTACGGACAAGCAACCGATAACTACGCGGTAGACCAGTTGACCGCCGGCACCACACAGACCGAAACAGTCAACGACCTCACCGATCCTGCCGACTGGATCGCCGCTATCTACGGCGCCGCGTACCAGGTTTCGGTTAACTCCAACTATTTGCCTACTCACTGGGTCATGAATCCTGTGACATGGGCAAAATTGGGCCAGTTAGTTGACACAACGGGACGCCCAGTATTCCCGTCGGTTTCACCAATGAACGCGTTCGGTTCACAACAGGCGAACACATGGAACGGTAACCCATTGGGCCTTAACCTTGTCGTTGATAAGAACATGTCTGGCGGAACTGGTAGCGGTTCATTCTCAGGCATCATCGGCCACGCGGCAGGCGCCGCGGCAGGTTTCGAGTTCTATGAACAGCCCAAGGGGGCCCTCAGTATCGACGTTCCTCAGGTCATGGGCCGTACAATTTCGTTCCGTGGTTACGCCGCCGCTTTCATGGCGGACGCTACTAAGTTCGTAAAACTCGTAAACGCCTAACCCGAAAGGCGGTTTACCGTCATGGCGGTTTATTCAGTAACCCACCACCAACGCGTAGATAATTACGCCGTAGTTCAGTTACTAACGCCGTCCGATATCGAGGTAGGGCAATCGGTCACGCTTGCCGGTTTAGGGCATGGGCTAAACGGAACGCACACCGTCTACGCCCTGCCCCCCTACCTTTTTACGGGCGTTAATGAAGAGGGCGATCTAATACAAGACCCTGATTACATAATCGCTAACCAGGTTCTGTTTTACGATCAGGGCGACGACCTAGAGCGTTCCGCGGCCATTCCTAACGGAACTTTGACCTATACCCCAGTGTGTACGTGGATCACCGCTACAGACGTGGAGGACTGGATCGGAATCGGCACAGCGAGTGTTTTAGATCAACAGTTTTTAACGCAATGCGCGGCGGCCAGTTCGCAATTTTGCTACCGCCGACGTCAAGAGGCTAATTATTTTGACAGTTTGACCACTGCCCCTAACGCGTCCGTAAAACTGGGAACGATCCAATATGCGGGCGCGCTTTATAGGTCCCGTGGAAGTGTGGGCGATACTTTTGCATCATTTGACAATATGGGCAACACGTCTTATACGGGGCTTAGCGCCATGGTTAAGCAACTTTTGGGTATTGACCGCCCAGGCTGTGCCTAATGGCTGTCGTAGCCTATACAGACCTGTTTAATGAGGTTCTAGACGATCTCGCCGCGCGTATCGGCGCTATTAGTGGCGTAACCGTCGTAACTGATCCTCGAAACCTTGCCCCGCCGTGTGCATTCATTGACGCCCCAACCTTTGACGCGTTTAACGGCAACATTGTAAAAATGACTTTCCCAGTCCGTGTTATTACTCTAGGGCCAGGCAACCTAGACGCCCAGCGTTCTCTAATGAACCTCGCCGCTAAATTGCTTAACGCAAATATCGGGGTACTTTCAGGCCGTCCCACTATGGCAATTTTGGGCGGTACCGAAATGCCGGCGTACGATCTACAGATATCTATCCAAGCCCAGACAACCTAGGAACTACCCGTGTTTATTATTCTTTCCGAACGTATTGGCACCGTAGGCGCGTTTTACGACGTCGAAGCCGCTAAGGCGCGCGGGTACGATATTGAGGCGCTTATCTGGGGCGGCTTCATTGCTGAAGTGTCCCCCACAAAAGAAACTAAGGCGACTAAAGTAACGCCTAAGACCAAAAAGAAAGAGGGTTAGCCCGTGGCAACTTCAACAATTCTTAGCAATCCCGTAGTTACCGTTAACAGCGTTGACCTGTCGGACCAATGCACTAGCGCCACATTTACAGAACGCTACGCGGAACTTACAGCCACCGCGTTCGGTGACCTTTCAAACAAGTACGTTAAAGGCCTGGGCGACCATGAGGTAACGCTTACCCTCTACATGTCTTACGCCGCGACAGAAACCTACGCAACACTTAAGGACCTGGTAGGCACCTCTACTACGGTTATTGTTAAGCCCGCCGCCGGCACAGATTCGGCAACTAACCCAGGGTTTACCCTTACCGGCGCGTTTCTTGCAGAGTTGCCCCACTCATTTTCCATGGGAGAATTGTCGACTATCGACGTCACTTTCCATGGGGGAGTTTATTCGGCGGACACAACCGCTTAACCCTTAGGACCCGAAAGGCCCCGACATGAACCTAACCCTACGCGTAACCCGCAACGGCGAAACCTACGACGTGACCACTAACCTTATGGTTACTGTCCTCTGGGAACGGAAATTTAAAGCCCGCGCGTCCGACCTCGCTACTGGCGTCTCGATGGAAGCCCTGGCCTATATGGCCTTTGAAGCATCCAAAATGAATTCAATAGTGACACCCGTGGCGTTTGACGATTTCCTACGATCCGTAGAAAATTTAGAAGTGGTGGACAATGAACCCGCAAACCCTACCCAACCGGCAGTTACCGCCGGCAACTAGCCGAATTACTGGTAGCGGTTTACTATTGGCCGCCCCAGATCACATTCGATACGCGGGACCTCGCTACCGTTGTCGACGTACTAGACAAGCAACGGCGCCAAAATGCCCGTAACAGGTGACATTCAAATTTACGGCATTCAAGAGGCCCTAAAAGAAGTAAACGACTTTGACCGCGTATTTAGACGGCAAATTACTACCGACCTACAGCAAGGCGCCGGTACTGAGATCGTTCAACAGACACGGCAATTTATCCCCACTGATTACCCCCTGCCTGGCATGGCGCGCGGCGCCCTAATTAAAGGCCGTAACGAAACGACGTTTAATCTCCAGCGCGTCGTAGGGGGCGTAAAAACGCTAGTAGCGAAACGCGCCAGTAAAGAACGGACAGTAAGTTTTACCCGTCCCCTGTACGCCGACGGGCGAATAATCCCAGGCGCCTATACACAGACAGTCGACTTTAAGGCCCGCCCGTTTGCCCTATTGACCGCCCAGCAAAAAGACGCGGCGGGCGCTCTGTGGGATCATGCCGGCGTTAACGAACGCTCGCTATTTGTGCAGAACCTCATTACCTATGGACAACAGCGAGAGGCAGAGGCGCCGCGCGCCCTAGCGAAAGGCGTAGGCGAGGCTATGCCTACGGTAGAGGTTGAAGTATCAAAGGTTCTAGACCGTGTAAGTGAGAAACTTAACAAGAACCTACGTATGGAGAAAACGCGCTAATGGCTATCAATATTCCAATTATCTCTAGCCTTGATACAAAAGGTTTCGATAAGGCTAAACGCGAATTTGAGAACCTGGAGGGCGTCGGCGCGAAAAGTGCCTATCTGGTAAAGAAAGCCGCCCTACCTGCCGCCGCCGCCGTAGGTGCTTTAGGCGTTGCCGCATTCGACGCCGCAAAAGGCGCTATCGAGGACGCCGCCGCGCAAGAACGCCTAGCGCATTCCATTACCCGAAACACGAACGCCACAGACGCCCAAATTAAAGCAAATGAAAACTGGATCAGTCAACAGGGGAAACTCTTAGGCGTAACCGATGACGAATTACGCCCCGCTATGGCGAAACTGGTTACACAGACTAAGAGCGTTACTAAGGCCCAAGAACTAGCGGCCTTAAGTATGGACATAGCCGCGGCCACTGGTAAGCCTCTGGCCCAAGTCACGGATGCCGTAGCACGGGCGGCGGGGGGTAACACTAAAGCCCTAGCGAAATTGTCCCCAGAACTTAAAGACATGATTAAAGGCGGCTTAGACGCCGAAGGCGCCATGAGTGTTCTAGCCGACACATTCGGCGGGGCCGCCACCACCCAGGCAAACACGGCACAAGGACAATTCAAACGCCTACAAGTATCGCTAGCCGAAACAAAAGAAACCATCGGCGCCGCCCTACTGCCAATTATTGAAAAAATACTGCCCGTACTCTCCACGTTCGGAAACTGGGCCAGTGAAAATACCCCACTATTCCTAACCCTCGCCGGCGTTATTGGTGGTATTGCCGCCGCCGTTTTAATTGTCAATGGTGCCATGGCCGCCTACGGTGCTATCACAACGGCTGTAACGGCTGTACAAACGGCTTTTAACTTTGTTATGGCTATGAACCCCGTAACGCTAGTAATTATTGCTGTGGTGGCTTTAGTGGCCGCTCTAGTAATTGCTTATAAGAAATTTGACGGGTTCCGTAACCTTGTCGACGGCGTATTTAAGTTCTTAAAAACTGCCGTAGGCGTCTGGGTGGACGGCGTAAAACTGTATTTCGACGTTGTGTACAGCATTTTTAAAACACTGTTTAACGGCATAGCGTCACTGTGGAATAACACGGTAGGCAAACTGTCATTTAAGGCCCCGTCATGGGTGCCAGGAATCGGCGGTAAAGGCTTTGAGGTTCCTAATATCCCAATGCTTGCAGAGGGTGGCATCGTCACGGGTCCTACCCTCGCCATGATCGGGGAACGCGGACCTGAGGCAGTAGTACCCCTAGACCGTTACCGTGGCGGCGGCGGCGATATCTACGTCACCGTACAAGGCGGCGACCCTAACGCCATCGTTGACGCGCTACGCCGATACCAACGTCAAAATGGCTCTATACCTATTCGTGTGGCGTCCTAATGCCGTTTGTTTACACTGCCGAATACTCCAATGATCAGGTGACCTGGACGGCGCTAAGCAACGTACAGAGCCTCTCTGGGTTCGTCGGGCGACAGAAACTAGTAGACACTTTCGAGCCGTCGCGTATGTCTGTTTCTATTCGATACCCGAACGGTTACGCGTCACCTATTACGGCCCTAACTGTCGGGACCTGGGTAAGAATTAAACGAACGGGCGCCACGTACGAATTGTGGCGGGGACGTATCCGTAACCTAAGTGTTTCCTATGGCATTCCATACCAGGGCGGCGTAGGAAATGCAGACTTTCTTAACCTGGAATTGGAGGGCGCGCTAGCCGAAATGGGCCGCGCGCAGGGTAACGATCAGGTCATAACAGAGGACCTAGTTATTTACCTATTAGGCGATATCACCACCTACACGGGCCTAAGCATTGGCACCACGTTTACCGTAGGCAATAGTCCGACACTCTCAACCGCCACGGTTTCTAGTTCCTATGCCCAGTACCTAAACACGCTTGTCAGTTCTGTAGGCGCCACCATTAAAGACGGTTCTAACATTGTTGGCGTTTATACAAAGGATTTTAACGGGTCCTTGCCGGTGGCATTCTCGGACGTTGCCAATAACTCCACCAACCAGGTTTACGACGGTATCGAATTTGACAATATCGCCGCCGATTTTTATACCCAGGTAGAGGTAAATACGGCCACAGTAGGAAACGTCGTAGTTAATTCGGGCGCCCCGCCATATCGAACCCTACGAATCGAAACTATTAACGTCAATACTGGCCAGGCGTCCGACGTGGCCAATTACTACCTGGGAATCTTTAACCCGCCGTCGTTCGGAATTAACCAGATCACGTGCCTAGCAGAGGCACAGAACAGCATGAACCTAGAACTGGGTTACGCTTGGTACGACATTATTGGCTATAGAACTAACGTTACTTTTAGAGGCGAAACGTACTACATGACCATTTTAGGGGCCTCTATTGACGCCACCCCAGACAGCGCCCGCTACACGTATTACCTGGCGTCCGCGGACCTTAACCCGTATCTAATTCTTGATGACCCCGTTTACGGCATTCTTGATCAAAATAAATTAAGTTGGTAGCACTATGACTTATCCAAATTTCAACGTAGGCGAGACACTACGCGCCGCCGATATGAACGCTGTCGGCTTGTGGCTTGTCAAGACGCA